ATCATCAATAACTATTTCATCATCTAGTTCTAAATTTATTAAGAACTGTACTGAACTGTCATTAGCAATAAATGTATAATCGTATCCATAAGTTAACTGCTCACCATTCAGATACACTAGAACAGATCTTGCAGATAGTTCTGTAAGTGTAAAATCAGCACCTATAGGATAGATAGTATTACTAGTATTAACTACTGTCCAAGTTCTTGTAACTTTATCAGTTCCATACCCTACCATATCACTGTAGTAATAAGGTGTTAATAAATCCTTGTCATTATTCAATTCAGTTAACACAGCATCTATTACATTTCTCGGAGATCCTAACTGACTTGCATCTGCTATCTTGTTTATAAATGCCAGTTTGAACTGATTATATTGATCTGCTGCTAGGTCTAAAGCAGCAATAACATCATGTTCTTTTTTACCTATGAAAAAACTAGCGAACGAAATAGGATTAATGTGTGCAACAAGGCGTGTTCCATATTTTATTAAATCTGTTAAATCACGAAGATTACTAGAACCCGGAAATACTCCTTGGAAATCAGGAGCTCTGTCCACCATTGTACCTAAATGATCACTTATTTGACTTAAGGTAAGTGACCCTAGCCTATCGTTTAATGGATTATTAGTAAGTCCTAACGGAGGTTCGTATACTCCATTTGTATCAGGTATTGTATATGCTACAACATCTTTCCAAACATTTGTATATTCATGACCGGTCGACTTACTGTATCTTACAAAAGTATTATCTGTACTAATAAAAATAGTTTGATCAAAACTAACTGCTTGACTTATTGTATCATTAGAAAAGTAGTTCTTGAATAGGTAACTGCCTACTCCAGAACTGTTTCTATATTTTAAAGGAAACCCTAACACAGGATCATTAGATCCTTGTCCTACTTCATATCCAAATATTTGATTACCTGTAAAACTACTTTTTTGACTAACGTCTGAATAACTTAGACCATCTTTGTCAAAAAGGTCAAACAAAGGCGCTTGATTTAGGCTGGTATGTTGTTGGGCAAACTGCCAGTTACTACCGTCAAACCACCAACTAGTACCTTTATACTCGGTACCTGAGGTAACTACAACATTAGATTCATTAACTGGATAACCATCTAGCTGAAGTTCTAATCTTAGTTTACCGTCTATAGTTAGATAGTTGACCTTATAAATTTTATTACGTACTTCATCATCCTCGTCGGCTGCGAATATTACTCTGTTGCCTTGTTGTAACAAAATGCCATCAACATGATGGCCAGCTGAACCTTCTACTAGACTAAAAGCATCTAAAGTAACTGTGTCAATAAGATCTACCGGTCCTAGTCCTAGACTGCCGAAGTTATACAGTTTTAAATCTGCATAAAATTCTATAATAGGTCTATTAGCTCTTTTATCAGCAGGATAAACTGCTTCTACATTATTTGCATCTGCGCTTATATCAATAACGTCTTTGTGAAACCATCTGTTATATCTAGACCACGGATTTTGGTCTCTACTACTTCTGTTAATAGTAATGTATTCTGGTTTGATAGGTAAACTTGTAGAGCTATCAAACGCATAAGAATCGAATAACTCTCCATCAAAAGTTTCTTTGTGAACATTGGATAAGTTTTCTGCAACTTCTAAATCTTCACAAGCAATAAGTTTGATAGCCGCACCTACACCTTCTACATAAAACTCTCTATCGATGTAATATGTAGGATAAACTTCACCACCGAAACGTATTTTCAGTCCATTAGTTAATGCTATTCCTGTTCCAGATGTATAGTTTTTCTTACCTAGTATTTCTTCTTCTACATCTATTCTAGAATCTTCCGCAATAGTTTTTACAACAATTCTTCCACCACTTAATACCTGTTCTCCACTGGTGTAAAATAACACATTAGGGGTAGTATTGTCAACTACGAACGTTATAACTCCTGTACTAGTTCCATTATTTGTAATACCGGTGTTGTATTGATCGTCGCCACCTATGCTGGCAGTAGTTTTAATATAAAAATTGTAGACACTATTAACTTCAAAATGATAGGTATTTCCTCTATAAAGAATTAAAAGAGGATCTTCAGTTAAGCCGTCGGGAGTAAAAATGAAACTTGTTTCTAAACTGTTATCAATAACTGTAAATGTGCTGGTGCTATTAAGTTGACTTCCAGTTATTGTAACAGCATCGGGCCCGTTTACTAACCAATAATATTGCTGATAGTTTACAAACTTATCTAAATCAATCTGTGGATCATATGAATAAAAACTAGGATTATATAACTTATCGAAGTTATCCACAGAACCATTATAGTAAGCTATTTGATTAGTTAAATCGTCAATACCGATTACGTCTTTAACTTCTCCAAGGCTATCTTTTACCACTAGCGCCGGTTCAAGTTGATAGTTTTGTCTTAGCGGACTACTTTCTACGATATAAATGTCGCTTGTAGAATTATAGTTAGGTGTATCAGTTGATCCAACATAGCCGTCTAAACGTTCAAGTTTAGGAGGTTGTATAAGCTGATCTATTGTACTGGCTAAAAACTTTGAGTTCTTTTCTGTTCTAAAAAACTCTGGTAATAGGTTAACGCTTTTGATTGTCCTTTCAGCCATTATTATGTTCCACTAACGATGTTTGTAGTCTTAAGTTGCGAAGCAGTTATTGCATCGATAACTTCAATATCTGCGGCAGACGCCCCATTAATAAAAATTTCATTACTTAGACAGGAAACTTCATATAAGCTACCAAATGCATTATTAGATTTAGGAACTATAACAAAGTTGGTAATATCCGGCGTCATAATGTTCATTACATATGTTGCCAGTTCACTAAAATAAAATGTTTGACCGAAATCCCAATTCTCTAATCTAAAGAAATCTTCAATAGCAGTCAAAACTCTACTCTTAATCTCGTTGTCGCTTACTGGCCTAGACGTATTTTTTACTGCTTTGAATGTTGCCTGTAAGTTTTCCGACGCTTGATAACCAAATAATACTTTATATTTTACAGGTTGAAACACTAGCTCATCACTTATTGTTTTAATTGGTTCTAAAATTCCGCTGTAACTTTGTTCAAGACTTTGACTGGTAGGAGCCATAGGCTCAGTGCCTACTCCAGTCAACAACCACGAACGATATTCTGTATCGTATCCGGCAGTTAATAGGTATATGTCAATAATATTACTCTTACTTGGATCTATTCGTCTATCTTCACTACTGTTATGAACATAATGAAACTTAAGATTAGAACGGCCTGGATATACAGTATAATCTGATTCATACACCCACGGGTCGCTTACATCTGCATCTATTAGACTATATCGTTTTACAACATTAAAATCTACATCATAAAAATAATACAAATCTCCTTCTGTTCTAGCGGTTAATGGAACATTATCTGGATTTGAATATGCAGTGATTTCTTCTGCATCTGCCAATTGATATCTTAGACCGTCTGCCATCTTTTTAAAATACACAAACTTATTTTTTTGCCAAGAGCCATCTAGACCAATAACTGTGCCTGTTGTAGTAGGAGAAACTACATTAGTAAATGCATCTGGATCTGCTATCTCTCCGGTTTCAGTCCTATCGTAAAAACTTATTTTGACCTTTTTAGGTTCAACAAATCCATCTGCTTCAACAACAGATTTGTCTATTTGCCAAACATAATCTTTTGATAAACCTTGTTGAGAACTATTAGGGTTTTGATTAATAGCTAGAACTTTTATTTGATCTCTTACAACACTATTAGAAGTATAATCAAAGTTCACAGTATTTTCATCTACAAAAAATCCTGTTTCTTTGTCACTTTCGAAAATATAATCTGTTTGTCTGTGACGAACTTTATAACTTTTTCCAGTCCAAGTAAATGCCACTAACCAACTAGCATCAAGGTTAACATTATCTACATTGCCCTGATTAGTTAGGCTAAAAGGATTAACTAAATCAAGATTTGTATCTAAAATAATATTCCATTGATAAGTTTTTTGACTGAAAGATAACCCAAAGTTTCTTTGATTGAGACAAAGATTAACCAGCTCAGTTTCAAAAGCATATGTAAAAACATCTACAAACTTAGGTATAACTTCAGCTGGAATAGCAGTGTTTGGGATAATATTACTTAGAAAAATAGGACCTGTTCCATCATCCAATGCGCCTAACCCTGTGTTAGAACCATCACCCACCACCTGTACCACTCTAGTCCAAATATAACTTAATGTAGTAGGGCTAGCATTTGCTGTTAGTTTGCCGTTACTGGTGAAATATTTTCCGCTAGGAGGAACAAACTTAATCATTGCCCCCGGTGTTACAAACTTTAAGTTATTAGATGTAAAACTTCCTACACTTAATGCTTCATCTGCATCGGCAAAATATCCTTTGGCTTGCCCTGTAACAGGCACAACCCATGTACACAAATCAGATAACTCTGGTCTATAATATTGATCATAGTAAAATGATTTTAAAGATTGTGATGATATGATAGGCTCTAACTGATTTTTAATAGCTGCAAATATTTCATTTCTATTTGTAAAACTAAATTCAAAACTCTGTTCATTGGTGTTTTGATATAGTATTCCGTCTGCTGCAAATATATTTGTTTTACTATACTTTCCGCTTACATCACTTAAGTCAAAATATTTGCTTACTCCACTGCTCACTCTGTTTACACTTTTAACTTTTATTACATCACTGCCTAAGGTTAAAGGAGCAATATTATAATCTTCAGCAGTTACCATTCTATTCTGAATATAATAACTTTGAGGAGCTTTATTTTGAATACTTACATTTGATTCTGCGGCAGTTCCGTTATTAACTGTATATTGTAAAGCAAGAGTAAATGTTAGAGTATGACTTTGACCTAACTTATTAAAATATGGAACCTCTACTACTATTCCAGACATTTGCTCAGGTTTGATACTGTAGGTTAAACCATTACTCTGTCTATAAAATAATCTAAATGTGCCTTTAGGTAAATTACCAAAGTTGCCATCTGCAAAGTTTAAATCTATTTGATCTCTATCTCGTGTGGCAACAGAATAAATGTTTCTTTCGTTTTTATCTAAGCTGTTATATATAACATTGTTGCCTATTAGATCTTGAACTTTGGTCCATAAAGTATTATAGTTGCCGTCTTGGTCTAACTGCCATAACCATATATCAGTGTTATTAATATTATCAGTGTTAATACCTACTATTTCATTGGCAACAGGATTGTCTATGCTAAAGTTGCTTAGAGCTAGTTCACCTTGTCTAAAATGTGCAAAAAATCCTGTGTTGGGACTACCTGATCCTTGATTATCATTTTTATAAACAAAGGAAAATGTAGCACCTGGTCGAGGCGCTTCTTCATATATTGATGTCTTACCACTAAAACTACAAGGAACTATCTCAAAGTTCATTGATGTTCCGTTAATATTTTTAGCGAAGGAAAAAACTGGAATATCTCTATTACTACTATTGATCCTATATTGTTCTGTCAATATACCATCTATAGTTTTTCTATCATAAGGCTTACCAAAAGCAAATGAACCCGCCATAGAACTATTAAGGATCGTTATAAATTGTCCATACCAGTTTACATTGGTAGAATCATTCCATCCTACTGTTACATTAGCTAGGTTTATACCATTACTATCTATAACATTATCTGTAGTCGATACCGCAGTGATTTTTAAGAAACCAGAACCTGCAACATTTCTACTAGGAACATAACTTATTAACTGTGCTAGTCTTAGAATACTATCTCTACGTTGAGCAGTTTCTATAAAGTTTTCTCTAGCATTTAGGTCAATCCTAAAACTTAGATTTTGCCCCAAGTAAGCTATTAGGTCAATAAGTGCAATGTATTCACTGCTATCAATAAAATCATTGAAGTCCTCAGGATAGTTTTCCTGAAGATACTGTATCATTGTACGTCTTAGTGTTTCAAAATCATAACTTTGAAAGTCGGCATTGCGAAAGGATTGGTATATTTTTTTCCAATCTTCAGTTACAAGCAGTTTGTTATTGGTAGCAGGTATCATAATAATGTAGTTTATACCTTATTTATTTGGGCTATAAACATGGTATATTATTGAACAGCCAAGCCAATTTTCTGATCAAACACTAGTTTCATATTAGTGCTCTGATCTGTGCCGTTCAATAATAAAGTAATTTCCAAAATATAACCATTTTCGTATTCTGTAAGATCAAGTTGGGTAGGTGTAACTCGAGGATCACTTGTACAAATAGTGCTGATATCCTGTTTTAGAATATCACGAGTTTCTTCAGTTAACGGCTCCATTATCAAATCCCATATAACACTTCCAAACTCAGGATTCATTAATCTTTCTCCTTTTTTAGTTTTGAAGTGATTGATTATATCCTGTTTTATGAGATCCAAATCAAATAATTGTACATTTGTCACGGACGCAACAGTGCTATAACCCTTATAAAAATGACTTTTCTTTTTAGGTTGTTGTGAAACTGTCTTGCCTGAACTGATTTCTATTGTCTTATAAGCCATGTTTATATTTATTTTAAGTTTTTTGAGCTTTTCTTGCTTCGTAGTTTGCTATTTCCTGTCTGACATAACTAAGGTGCTGCTTTACTTTTACCGCAGCATCAGCTTTTGTTACATATCCTTTGCCTTCTTTGTCTAATGGATTGACAGCATATTCGGCAGATCCTGCTCTAAACAAAACATAATCATTAGGCTTACCTACTGCTACCGGATAAAGTATAGCCATGTACAAATCTTCTATCTTAGGACCGGACACTCTAGCTAATGGGCCAGCTTTGAAATATTTAGACACCCAATCCATCTGCTGTGTTCTTGTTAATCCAGCAAGAAACTGTGTGGTAGTTCCTAACGAACGTGCTGTGCTAGCCATAAACTGTATAAGTCCTGTAGCACTAGACTTAGGATTACGCTTGGCAGGATCAAATGTTCTGCCTGTTTCAAATGACATACAGGCTAATAAGTCGATATAATCACAACCTAACGCACCTGCTACCGATTTTACCTTGTTTATAAAATCTTCATCCTTCGCCCATTCACTAGGTTGACCAGCGTTAGGTGTAGGTAATGGTTGGTTGCTAGTAGTTTCATTGGTCGTGCCTGCATAGCTATCAGTATTACCTTTGCTAAAACGTTCTTTATTGATGCTTTCATGTTGCGGCCAAGGTTCGTGGGTAGGAACCCTTTGCATAATACTGGTTATATCGTCTGCTTTATAGAAGTTACCATTAGACCATCCAAAATCTTTGCTTATATTAGGTAATGTAAATGTAGGTAAAGATGTAGGGACTTCTGCATCAGATGCTGAACTGGCTTTAGCTGCTGTAGGACCGTTCATATGTATTTCACTGGCAGTGGAAGTCATATTTCCTACACTACTGATGTTAGTATCACCATTAGTTGTAAAGTTATTACCTGATTCGCTTAAAAGATTAATACTAGCAGCACTGGTAGCTAATATATCTTCATTAGATTTAAGATGCAAACTGGCAAGACTGGTAAACTTTATAGATTCTTTAGCACTTTGATTTAGTCCGCCACCGCATTTTATTCGTCCGTGATTATCTACCAATAGGCTAAAGTCTTCATCTGCATTAATATTGATATTATTGCCTGCTTTTAAATTAAAGTTTCTGCCTGCTTCAAGATTTATATCCCTGTCGGCTCTAAAGTTAAAATCTGCTTCTGTATGAATACTTACACTATCTTGCGCATAGATATCTAGCTTACCGTCACTGGTCATTTCAATCCAGGCAGTACCTTTGCTATTTGCAATATAGATTAAATCATGACTGTTATGCAGAAGAATCTGGTGCCCAGTCCTTGTCCTAATTCTAACAAGTTCATTTTCACCATTAAAATCCCCGTCATCCATTACAAAGGTGTGACCGCCTAGCCTACTTACTGGAAACTGTCTATTACCTTCATACCCTAGTTTTCCTTTTTTACCATCTGGATCTAGTGGCCCTGGTGTGCTTATGCCGAATACTCTACTAGGAGTTTCTCGGCGAGCTCCGCTAGACGTTACTCCCCTTATTGTGTCTAGCAATAATCCCTGTGCCAACAGTCTATCTGCAAATGGATGTACGGCTTTTTTTATAAAATAAGGATTTTTTACTTCATTTAAAGTTTGGCTACCCTTGTGAATCTCAGCTACAGGAAGTAGTTCAGTTCCATATCTTCGTTGTTGCTCTGCGGTAATAGAAGATTGTTCACTGGCTGCTATACCAGGTATCATATGATTTTGAAACTCGGCAGGTAAACAGGCTATAACATATCCGTCACTAACATTACCCAGAACAAATACAACTAACACTCTTGTACCTACGTCTGGAGGAACCATCCACATGCCATATGACTTTTGCACATCGTTAAAGTCGCTGCTGTTATTACCTTCATATTTTGCAGATGTGTAACCTAAAAAAGGACTGGTCCATTTTACAATAAACGTTCTACTTTGTAAATCTGAAGGAATAGCTTGATTTTTTTGGAGAATAACTTCCATAGACCCCATATAAGTAGGATCTAGGTTATTGGTAACTTCTGCAATATAAGGCCCAGGATGCGGTAATCTTCCCGGCGACCTAGTTTCATTTGTTGTCATGCTGTATCTCTGTTAACAAACTTACCTAATGGGCTTTCTATTTTACTTCCATGAACTACTGTAGCAGCAGGATTTAAACCTACAGCGAGTAAAGAGTTACTGACTTTAAGATTTACTTCTTTACTATTGCTAACAAGGTTAGCCTGTACAAGTTTCTTGTCTGCTGCTGAGGTTGTGTCAGCTGCACTGACTTGCCTGTTAAGTAAACTTAATGGATTTTGTATTCCGGGACTAGCAGCAAGCAAGTTTTGTGTCTGGGATTTATTAATCATAGAACTGGAAATTTTATCAGTACTATTAACTCCGTAAGCTAGTGCTAGTGCAGCAGCACCACCGACTTTCATTAAGTTTTCTATATCAGCAGTATTAACTTCAACGTCCGGTGCTTTTGATGCGGGAGCTATAGGTGGCAAGTTTGTGTATTTTGCTACAGGAATATATTGTGTGGCAACACCTTGTTTAGCTGCCGCAGCAGGATCCACATCACTTGGCAAACTTTTTGCCAATAATGCAAACTGAGCTAATACTAAAGGACTTGCCGACTGTAACTGTGAGGCAGTTATTCCTAACTTACTAGACAATGCTGCTACTTCACTCGTTACACCTGCTGTTACAGAATTTATTTTTGTGGTAACATCTGTTACTGCACTGGTAAGAGCACCGGTTACACCACTGACAACACCCCCTACCGCTCCTGTTATACCACTAACTAATGTTCCTAACTGAGATAATAAATTAATAGTCTGCCCTGTGGCGGCACTATTTGGTATACGTCGACTGGTATCAGTTACTATCCTGTTATAAGGGTCAGGTTCAAACTCCATCTTTTCTGCAGGATCAGTAGCTACAACAGTACCTTTGTTAACAAACTGCCCTGGCATACGCATAACAGACAATGTTTGTTTAAACAACCCTTGATTAAAAAAACTTTTAACAGTATTAACTCTATAAACTCCGCTGAACGGTATACGTTCTTTTTGAAATTCGTATAACCCATCTTGTCCTATGTCCACAGGATTTTGGAAAGTAATACCGACATGTACTTCACGAAGTTGATAACTCACTTCTCCGTCTACTGTCAAGGTAGTGTCTGCTGTTTGAAACTGTGGATTATAGTTTCCCTGACCAGACGTTGTTAGAAACAACGGATCACCCAGTATTTCAATTTCACCAGTTAGCAAAGATGCTTTTGAATTGATTATAGCTTCATGCATCTGTCTAGTCATTACATCAAATGGATTAACACTTAAAGGCCCGGCGGTGCCTATATTAGATACCTTCTGTGTTTCAGGGTTGACCTGTATAGGACTTGTTCCCACACTATCACGTTTAACATTATCAATATTATCAGCAGTGAGCACAGGTTTATTTTCATTTTCTTTTCCTAGAGCATCATTTGAAAAAAGATAGTCTGCATTGCCTAACGCTTTAGGAATAGCTTCGAAAAATAATGTATTAAAGTTTAATTTAAAGTTGATTAAGTCCTGGTTAGTTCCACTGTACAAGTATTTGTAATCTCTTATTACTTTGCTTTGAAGCTTTTGTGTGTCATATTTCTGACTTTGATAACCGGGTATACGTGTGAAATGTATTTTATGAGGAACAATAATATATCTAAAAACCTGTTGTTGTTTATTAGTAACTGGATCTATTTCGCCTGACTCTGTTTCAGTAAGTATAGCAAAATAAGTAACCATGTCATTTTCATCTTTGGTTCCACTTTTGTCCATATTTTCCAAAATGCTACGTGTATATTGACTATCTCTCAAGACTGCTGCTAAACATTCGTGTATCCTAGAACCTTCTGGAAACTGTACAACTACTTCATCAGGAGTATATAACCAATAACCGCTGTTTGTGGATTCTCTAGGCTTGTTTCCAACCGGTCTAGTACCTGTGTTATTTGCTCTTTGTCCATCTACATTACCTGAATAGCTTCTGCCTTGTCTAGGATCGTCCCTTGTACCGTAGTTTGTATTAGTTGAACGTTGTTGATTATCTGCAACTTGTTGACTATTGCCAGGATCGGGGAATCTATATAAACTTTTTTCTTTTGAAAGTTCTAAAACTTTACTTTCTGCAAATATATTTGTATTTTTTTCTTTATCTAAAATATTATTTTCTATGTCAGCGAATTTTATTTCGTATTTGTCGTATATTAAGGTATTACCTTTACCTTTATACTTTTGATCGCTATTCTTCAACTGCTCGTTCAAACTTTGCTCAAAGTTTTTTAAAATATCTTTTACATAGTTGCCCTTCATTTGAATAGGTTCTTTTAGTACATTGGCATTACCCATTGCACTTTCATGATAGGGTACGCAAGTAACTTTATATTTTGTTCCTTGTTCAGATACTTCAGCTTGAAAGCCATTAAGTTTTAATACAAAATACCGTTTGGTATGTTCGATAGGCTCGGGGGTAGGTAAATCAACGTTGTCTGGATAGCCTATAAATTCCATAACTAGCACAAAACTTGCTTGAATATAGTTTAAATAACCCGCGCTAACAGCACCCACATGTAATGCTTCAGGAAATCCATTGATACTGAATGGTTCCAACACAGAAAAATGAATCTTGTTAGCAAAAGAAGTATTTGTGCCGGGTGTAAAAGCCATTAGCGTTTCGATTTCTACATCATCTATGTATATATCGAATCTGCCAGGACTAGATTCATTAAACTTTTCTACCAACTCTTGACCTAACTTAAGATTATTTTCGGTTAATGAAATATTACCTAGTTCATTTTCTCCTTGAAAGGTTTTCGTTACTGTTAAACCCGCAGAAGCCTTAGCATTAATAGCATCTTTACCTTTTCCTCCAGATTTTAAAATAACAAAATCAAAGTTGTACCCTTTAGTTCTATAGGCTTTAGGATTTTTTAATAAATCTTTAGGTAGTGCAGCTAGAGTAAAGTTATAGGTATATGATCTGTATTTGTTTAAGACATTACCTTTTACAAACTCAGGCGTCTTTTGATCTGTTGATTTAACTTCTCTCTTAGCACTTACAGTAAGACTACCTGCATTTACAACTGTTTTACGCTCTGCCGTAGTATCCGCCATATCATATACCTAGGTCTTTTCTTAAGGTGCTTATTTTTGGCAAATATATTTTAGCACCAGCGACTAAATCATAGACAGGATCTTTCAGAACACTGCCATTTCTCATGGCAAACACCCACCATAGTCCTTGATCTTTATACAGATGGTAAGCTAATAGATCAGGTCTATGTTCATAGTTTTTTGTAACTTCCCATAAAATGTCATCGTCCTCTATGGTAAAGTTTCTATAAGTCATTACATCTAAATAACCTTTAGAAGTTTCTGTATCAAAATAAGGACTTGTTTTTGAATACACAGCCATTAGATAAATCCTTTATTTCTAAAGTCAGTGCCTTTGGTTTTTGTTAACCAGTCTGTTACAGAAAACTCTTGAATCTCTCGTCTGCTATACATTACCATACAGTTTACTGTTAACTGACTAATAGTGGGCACTGTATTTTTACCGTAGATATTATTTTCTTGTTCCTTACCCATAGTAAAATAATCTACATTTTCAGGTAAATCAACTCTATAAGTCGTTATAACCACAGGCACATTGTTTAACATGTAATCACCGTAGCCCTGTAACCTACATATAGGAGGAGGACTTCCTGCAACAGTATCATTTGCTGTGCGCATCTTAGTTAAAGATTTCAGTAAATGTATTGTGGCTATATAAACACCTGCATCTTTTTCATTTTGTACAGTTATCCTGCCCTGTATTTGAATAGTACCCAAGGTAGATCTTGTGTAAAAATGTTGCGGAAAGTTAGCATGTAGAAGTTGGGGACTGGAATACTCGGCTCTAACATCATAGGATATTTGAGGTGTATAAGGAAATATAATACCTTTTAGGTTATATAACTCTCCATATATACCCGCAGTAGATTTTTTAAGATATAAATCGGGAACTCTTATCCTTACTCTAAGATCATTTTCTACACCGCTACTTCTTAGGCTACGAACATTAACTGTAGCGGGTGTTATACTGTTAGGCTCTGCACCGGCAGGAATACCCGCCACTCCTCCTTCGGAATCAGTGACTAGGACAGATCCGTCATCAAATCGTTTTATAGAACTACCATCATCAAACTGCTGTATTGTAGGATCAGGACCTAATACATTTTCCGCCATAAATATATCCTCTATACCTTATTTAACCAAAAATAAACTGCTAGTTTTATTACTTATTTGGTTGACACAGAGCAATTTTGTGTTATAATAATTAAAAAGGACCATAAAACAATATGACCATAGCAATAATCGGTACTCGAAAAGTAAAATATCTAAACAACAGAGATCTTCTAGCAGAAATACACAAAAGCAAATGCAGTTTTTCAAGTTTTACTAAACCCGATTACCAACAATACGATATAATTTTACCAAACTTAGAAAAGGTAAACATAAGGACCATAGCAGAAGCCAAACGTAATCGTGCTAAACGATTAGGCATTATTGCTTTCACTGAAGCTAGAATGGCAGGAGATAAGAAAGTAAAACTAGGAGATGTAACTCCCGACTATAAAACCATTGCCAAAACCGACATTGTTATTAGAATAATGACCTACGATCATGTACCTCTAGCACCAGGTAGAAAAAAGACTACAAAAACTACAGCAGATAGTCATGAAAAAGTAAACTTCCCCCCGTTTCAACATTGGAAGTTTAATGACGAAGATGAACTAGTCTGTGTGGGCAAAAGTCACTGGCGCGGAGGAATGAAAACAGGCAAGTTTAGTAAAGAACATGGACGTATTACAGAAGGGCTAGGACGCATGTTCATCAAACTGTCAGAACGTTATGCTCAACGTAGCAACTGGCGAGGCTATACCTATATCGACGAAATGAAAGGACAGGCTATTTTACAACTTAGTCAAATCGGTCTTCAGTTCGATGAAAGTAAATCAGAAAACCCATTCGCTTACTACACAGCAGCAGTCACTAACTCGTTTACACGCATTTTAAACATTGAAAAGAAAAATCAAAACATTAGAGATGATATGTTAGAAGAAGCAGGTCTAACACCAAGCTCAACAAGACAGAACGCTCATGAATACGCAGAAGAAACTGCAAGGCAAGCAGAGTTATATAAAAACTTACGTATGCCTAAGAGTGATGAAGCTGAAGTTGAAGAGGAAGATGGGGAAGACGCAGAGGCAAAGGCTTGACTTTTAATCGGCATAAATGCTATACTTCCTATAGGAGAATAACATATGAATCTTTTTAAGAAGGTAGCATGTTTTACTGATATACATTTTGGTCTTAAGGGAAACTCAAATACTCATCTAAAAGACTGTGAAGAGTTTGTAGATTGGTATATAGAAACTGCACAAGCCAACGGTTGTGAAACTGGTATCTTTCTCGGAGATTGGAGTCATAATCGTAATAGCCTTAATCTTATAACACTAGATACTAGTTTACGATGTTTAGAAAAACTAGGCAAAGGTTTTCAACAGTTCTTTTGGTTTCCAGGTAATCACGACCTATACTACAAAGACAAGCGTGATATCCATAGCAGTGCCTTCGGTCGCCACATACCTGGTGTTACTGTCGTAGACACTGTTACCACTCTAGGCGGTGTTACTCTTGTTCCTTGGTTAGTAGGAGATGAGTGGAAGACCATAGAAAAGATTAAGAGCAAATATATATTTGGTCATTTCGAACTACCATTGTTCTATATGAATGCCATGGTGCAAATGCCTGATCACGGTGAATTACAGAGCCATCATTTTAAACATCCAGACTATGTTTTCAGTGGGCACTTTCACAAACGTCAACAACGCGACAAGGTCATCTATATCGGAAATGCATTTCCACATAACTTTTCAGATACATGGGACGACGAACGTGGTATGATGATATTAGAATGGGGCGGCAAACCAGAGTTTCATGACTGGGAAGATTGTCCTAAGTATCGCACCATAACACTTAGTGACCTTATTGATCGTAAAGAAACGGTTATGAAGTCTAAAATGCACTTAAAAGTAAACTTAGATATTGATATTAGTTTTGAAGAAGCGAACTTTATTAAAGAAACTTTTATGAATGAGTATGACATACGTGAAATCAGTCTTATCTTAGATAAAAGTAATCTAGAAGGCACATATGAAGATAATCCTGATGCAGTTTTCGAAAGTGTGGATCAAATTGTGGCCGAACAACTACTCAGCTTAGACAATGGGCAATATAACAAAAATACTCTTATTGAAATCTATAACAATCTATAATGTTCAAACTTAAAAACTTAACTGTAAAAAACTTCATGAGTGTGGGTAACCAAACTCAGGCTGTAGATTTCGATCGTGAACATCTTACTCTAGTACTAGGTTCAAACCTAGATCTAGGAGGAGATGACACAGGCTCAAGAAATGGTACAGGCAAAACTACTATTGTTAATGCACTAAGCTATGCTCTCTATGGTCAGGCACTGACAAATATACGTAAAGAAAATCTTATCAACAAAACTAACGGCAAAAATATGTTAGTTACTGTAGAGTTCGAAAAGAATCGTAACCGATATCGCATCGAACGTGGCCGCAAACCTAATGTATTAAAACTGTTTGTCAACGATTCGGAAATGAAGACTGACGAATCCGAAGATGAAAGTCAAGGAGATAGTAGAGAAACTCAGCGTAACATTGAAGATATGTTAGAGATGAGTCATACTATGTTTAAACATCTTGTAGCATTGAATACTTACACTGAACCGTTTCTTAGTATGCGAGCTGCCGATCAACGGGAAGTCATCGAGCAACTATTAGGAATTACACAACTTAGTGAAAAGGCAGAGGCACTAAAAAATGTTATAAAAGATTCCAAAGATCTTATTCAACAAGAAACAGCTAAGATAGATGCCATAAAGGCTGCTAACGAAAATGTACAAAAAAGTATCGACAGTCTAAAAATAAAAAGCTCTGCTTGGAGTAATAAACATGATCAAGAGTTAGAGTCGCTGGGCAGAGCTATTGTAAACTTGGAATCTGTAGACATTGACAGTGAAATAGCAGCTCATTCTGCTTTAAAGACTTGGCTAGAGAATGACAAACGACTTAAAGAACTTAGGAAACAACAGGCAACTCTAGAAACTGCGGTAATGCAGGCTGAAAAAACCGTAAAAAAATATCTTTCAGAAATAGAAAAACTTAAAGACAAACGATGTCATGCCTGTGAGCAGCAACTACATGATCATAAACATGAAGAAATGCTGGCAGAAGCTCTTACCTACAAACAGGATGCAGAAACTTACGCCTTAAAAGTTGTGCAGGATCTAGGAAATGTTATAAATGAAATAGAACCTATAGTTAATCAACCTAAAAAACCTTCCACCTTTTATGAAACAGAAGCAGAAGCATTAGGTCATAAAAACAATCTTGCTAACTTAGAAAAAACATTAATAGATAAGGCAGCAGAAATAAATCCATACGAAGAACAGATTGAAGAACTTCAAAATACAGCACTGCAAGATATAGACTGGACAGCAGTGAACGACCTTGTAAAGTTAAAAGAACATCAAGAGTTTCTTTATAAACTGTTAACAAATAAAGATAGTTTCATACGTAAACGTATTATTGATCAAAACTTAACTTATCTAAACAAACGACTAGGCTATTATATAGATAAACTGGGCTTACCGCATCAAGTTAAGTTTCAAAATGACCTTAATGTGGAAATTACTCAGTTAGGACAGGACCTAGACTTTGATAATCTTTCCAGGGGAGAACGTAATAGATTAATTTTATCCATGAGTTTCGCCTTTAGAGATGTATGGGAAGGACTATATCAAAACATCAATCTTTTGTTCATTGACGAGTTAGTAGATGCTGGTATGGACTCAGCAGGTGTAGAGGCAGCATTGGCAGTGCTTAAAAAGATGGCAAGGGATCGTAATAAAAATATCTACCTTATCAGTCACAAAGATGAGCTAGTAGGTAGAGTTAATAATGTATTACGTGTAATAAAAGAAAACGGATTTACTTCATACAGCAATGATATAGATTATGTCCAATGAAAAGTTAGAGTATTATAAGTCCTTATATTCAGAATATTTGGAACACGCTGTAAATTTGCATAACTACCATCATCTGTTCTTAAGGCGAGGTGGACAAAGGCCGGCAAGAGCATTTAGCCAAGCTATAAAAGCTATGATTAAGCTAGAAAGAAAATTATGGCGAGCAAGTATTGCAGCATATTTTGAAAGTTTAGAAAACTATAAAATAGAACAGAAACGTAAAAAAGAAGAATTAAAAGCCTGGCGTGAAGCCAATAAGGGTAAACCAGGCAGACCTAAAGGAAAAAAGAATGGACACAACAACAGCACAACTACAAAGACTATTTGAAGAGTTTATGAAAGAAGACGAAAAGTTTATCAGCGGTAATGCCGCAGCAGGTACACGAGCTAGAAAGGCGCTTGCAGAAATGAGTAAGACTATTAAAACTAGACGTAATGAAATCACAGCAGAAAAAGCAGCAAGGAAAGAGGCAAAGTCTGCCAAATGATGAATGTCTTGGACATTTCAAGGTAGCATTATAAACGAATTACCCGAGGACTGTATTGGGTTTGTTTACCTAATCACCAATACAGTCACAAATAAAAAATATATTGGCAAAAAATTAAGCAAGTTTTCAAAAACAACCTATAAAACTATCAAACTAAAAAACGGTAATAAAAAACGTAAACGTATTAAATCAAAAATAGACTCAGACTGGCAGACATATTACGGCTCAAACGATCAATTAAATCAAGACGTAGCTAAACTAGGCTCAGATAAATTTACAAGAGAAA